CTTAAACCTTAACAAGTCGCAAGATGCTGGTTTAACTTATGTCAAATACTATGGAGATGTAATTCCAACAACTAGAGAGATTTGCAGAAATGTAATTAATGGAGTATATAACAAACGACAAGGTGGACTTTTTACCATTGATGAAGTGAACGCACTTTGGAATAGTAGAAGTTGGAAGGGTAAGAAGTCTGGTAATCCTCTAATAGTTCGTGGGGGTTATAATTGCAGACACCAATGGAGTTATGTCAATCCTGATTGGTATGATGAAGCTGGAGAACTAATAATATAAACAAACAAGGAGTCTTACATGACGCAAGAAAACGAGGTTGTTCAACCGATAACTGAACAAACAGAAGCACCTACTGAAACAAAAGTAGAAGCAACACAAGAAGTAAAAGAAATGAAATTTACACAAGATCAACTTGACAAAGTAATTTCATCAAGACTTGAAGCTGAAAGAAGAAAATACGAAAAGAAACTTCAAGAAGAAGAAAACCAAAAAGCTGAAATAATTAAACAGAAACAATTAGAAGAAGCTAAAACTAAACAAGACCTTGAAAAGATTATGCAAGATAGATTATCTGAAAAGGAACAAGAATTAAATAGATACAAAAACCAAATCAAAAAAGAAAAGGTTGATAACTCTATTCTATCTGTTGCTTCTTCAAACAAAGCTATTAGTCCAGCACAAGTAGTTGCTTTATTAAAAGATGAAGTAAAATATACTGATGATGGAAGAATAGAAATAGTTGATAATAATTCTAATGTGAGATATAACTCACAGGGTGAACTTTTGACAATCGAAGATAGAGTAAAAGAGTTCTTAGATAGCAACCCACATTTCCGTCAAGGGTCGTTGTCTGGTTCAGGAAGCCAGAGTGCTATCGGTGGTAAAACTGTTAAACCCTTCAATTTACAGGACTTGGACTTAACAAAGCCAGAAGATCGTAAAGCCTATCAAGAATATAGGAAGAAACGAGATTCAGGTGCTGTTGAGATTAACTTAAACAAATAATAATAGGATAATATCATGGCTAACGAAAGCACAAGTTCTACACTATCGGAACTATACACAGAGATAGTAGCAGAGGCTCAATTTGTAGCATCTGAAAAATCCATTATGAGAAACTTAGTTAAAAACTATGCGATCTCTGGTGGTGGAAAAGCAGTTGAAGTACCTGTTTATGCACAAGTAAGTGCAGCAGCAGTTTCTGAAGCAACTGACTTATCTAATACAGCGATTGACCCAACATCTGTAACTATTACAGCATCAGAAGTTGGTGTTATGACTACTCTAACTGACTTAGCAAGAAACTCTGCACCAAGAAATGTTGCAGCAGACATTGGTAAGTTATTCGGAGAAGCACTAGCAAGAAAACAAGACGCAGATTTAACTGCATTGTTTGATGGCTTTAGTGTAACTCTTGGAGATGGTACAACAGCAATCTCTCCAGCAGTAATCTTTAATGCTCTTTCAACTTTAAGAGCAAACGCATTACCAGCTAACGAGTGTGCAGTTGTAGTTCACCCTAAAATCGCTTACGATCTAAAATCTGGCTTAACTAATACTTTTGCTGGTTTAGATACTGAAACTTCAAACGAAGCACTACGTGCTGGTTTTGTTGGTACTCTTGCTGGTATGAGAATATTTGAAACTTCAAATATGGCTAATACTGGTACTGCTGGTGATTACAAAGGTGGTGCGTTCCATAAAGATGCACTAGCAATCGCAATGATGCAAGACGTTAAAATCGAAACTCAAAGAGATGCTTCTCTAAGAGCAGACGAAATCGTTGCTACATCAGTATATGGTGTTGGAGAAATCCATGACTCATATGGTGTAGAATTACATCACGATTCATCTATTCAATAGTAATTGAATACTTTGTGGGGGCTAGAAATAGCCCTCGCAATTAACTTATAGGAGAATAAAATGGTAAAATTAGTATTATCAAATGAGAAGATGGTTACTTTAAAAAGAGGTAACAAAACAATCACTAGAAGTCAGTTAGATTATGAAACTAATAAAGTGATGTATGATTTTAGAGGTTTTAAACCTGTTCAAGATGTTGTAAAAGAAGTTAAAGAGGTTAAGCAAGAAATTATCGAAGAAGTTAAACCTAAGAAACGTAATACAAGAAAGAAAAAAGATGAACAAGTGGATTTGGCTAAAGACTAAAAAGAAAGTTAAATGGATTTGGGTTAAATCTAAAAATAATCCAATGTATTCTATTCCTTTAGCTTGTTTAATAATTTATTTAATTTGGAAGTAACATATGGCTAATTATACAGGTGCTGACGTAATAACTGCAAGTGATGTAACTAAGTATCAACCAGACGCATTTGATTTTGGTGTAGCTTCAGATTCAGCAGAAGCAGTTAATTTCTTTGCACAAACTACTAACGATATATTCAGACAATTAAGAATAGAGTGGTGGCCAGTATATAAGACTAACATATTCACAGACATCACAGTTTTAAATACTGCTGAAATGGTAAATACAAAAGTTAATTTAGATCAGTTTGAACGTGCTGGTGTTTATCTATTTTTGGGAAGATTCTTTTTACCAGCATTAACTAAATTCAGACCAGAAACAGAAAAAGATAGATTTGAAAGAATGGCAGAATATTACATGAGTCAATACAACATGGAATGGAGAATGATCTTAGAAGATGGTGTTGAGTATGATGTTGATGCAGATGGAACTATTGTATCAAACGAAAGAGAGCCTTTACATGGATTTAGAAGATTGATTAGATAATGGCAATAGAGTTAAAAATCAAAACTAATTCAGATTTGGTTAAAAAGCGATACGCAAGAATACAAAAGAAATTTAAAAGCATTATAGAAAAAGGAATACTACAAGCTGGTTTTCAATTACTAGATATTATCAGAACTAAAACTTCAAAAGGATTAGACTTTAGAGGCAGACCTTTTGCACCTTACTCACAAGGGTATATAAACCACTTACAAAAAAAAGGCTATCCAACAAAAGTAGATTTATTTTACTCTGGTAGAATGTTGAGTGCTTTAACTCCATCTGGTAAAACTATAAGAAAAACAGGGACAAATAAAGTTAGTGTTAATTTTAGTAATTCACAAATGCGTCAAAGAGCAATATTTAATCAAGTATTAGGTAAAACAAAACGTGAATTTTTTGGATTTGATGATAAAACTGCTAATATAATAAGAAAACAATTTAATAGATTTGTAGCAAAAGAATTTAGGAAAGCAAGAATATGAGTGTAAGAGAAAACATAGCAGTTAATTTATTATCAGTAATATCTAGTATATCTAGTCCAACAATTAAGAAGGCTACTAGACAACCTTTTATTTTAGACGAATTATCTGAACAACAATATCCAGCAGTAATAGTTCAAACATCAGAAGAAAATAGAGATGATAGCGAACTTGGAAGTGGTGCTAAAACAAGACATGGTACGATTGATTTTGTAATACTAGGTTTTGTAAAGGGTGCAGATATTAATATAGATACTAAAAGAAATGAATTAATAACAGCTATTGAAACTGCAATAGAAACTGATATTACCAGAGATGGTAATGCACTTGATTCGGAAGTCATACAAGTAGAAACTGACGAGGGTAGTTTATTTCCTGTTGGTGGAATAAGAATGACAATCAGATGTATGTACGAATATCAATCAGGAACACCATAAGGAGATAACCAATGAGCCAACTAGATAAATTACTAGATAAAATTACTAAGAAAGTAGATCAAGTAGAAAAACTGCACGATAAAGAATCATTACTTTGTGAAGAAGTTAAAGATTTAATTGAAGAAATAAGAGAAAACCATGTAGAGGAAGATCATACTTGGGAAGAAGATGATGATAATTTAGAAGAAGATTTTGATGAAGAAGATGAGGAAGATATTGACGAAGAAGAAGATAAATAGTAAAAGGACTTATGGCTAAAGACATTAAATTATATAAAGGTAATTCAGAGATTACGATTAATGAAACAAACCTTGAACATTATTTAAAACTTGGCTATAAGCAAGAGCAAGAAACTAAACAAACTAAATCTAACAAGGACAAAAAGACATGGCAACACATCACGGAAAAGAAGGAGTTGTAACAGTAGGTGGAACAGCAGTTGGGGAACTAACTAGCTTTACACTTGAAACTACAGGAGATGTTGTAGAAGATACTGCTTTATCAGATGGAACTAAATCATTTGTAACAGGTAGAACTTCATTCTCTGGTACTTTAGAAATGCACTTTGACGAATCTGACGCACAACAAGAAACTTTACTTGCTGGTGCTTCTATCTCATTTGTTTTATTACCAGAAGGTAATACTGCTGGAGATGCAAGTTACACAGGAACAGGTATTGTAACAGGTATGAGTATCAATAACTCAATGGACGCAATCGTTTCAAGAACTGTAACTTTTCAAGGAACAGGTGCTTTAACAATAGGAACTGTATAAATCTAATTTATGTCAGTTATTGATAGAGTAAAAACTCATTTTGAAACTCTTAAAACTACTACTATTGAAGTAGAACAATGGAAAGACGAGCATGGAAATGCTAGTGTATTCTATTCAGAGCCATTAACCCTTGAAGAAAAAAACATTATCTTTAAGAAGTCTAGTAATTTTCAAGACTTAACTGTTCTTGTTGATTTACTTATAATGAAGTTGCAAGTCAAAAATGATAAAGGCGAAATGATTAAAGCCTTTAGTCCTGAAGATAAATTTGCTCTTAGAAAAAAAGCAGATTCAAATGTTATATCTAATATTGCCAATCAAATACTTTTAGATACTAATTACGAGGACGCAGAAAAAAAGTAGATAGCGACCCTGATGTTAGGTCGCTTTTAATTATAGCAGAACGATTACATCTCACAATCCAACAAGTTCTTGATATGCCAGTAAGCCATTATAATCTTTGGTTAGCATACTTGAAAAAAGAACAAGAACAGTATAAAACAAAACAATCGTTATCAGAAGCAAGGAAATTTAAGTAATGGCAAATCAAAAATTATTAATTGATATAATCGCAAATGATAAATCTAAACAAGCCTTAAATGGTGTTCAAAAAGGTTTATCAAGATTAAAAAATTCTGTCTTTAATCTTAGAAATGCTTTTTTAGGTTTAGGTGCTGGATTAGTAGTTAGAAATTTAGTTAATACAGGAAAAGAATTAGAAAATTTAAGAGTAAGATTAAAGTTCTTACTTAAAGATACAAACGAGGGTGCAAAGGCATTTGATAATATGACCAAGTTTGCATCTAAAGTTCCATTCTCATTAGAACAGATTCAATCAGGTGCTGGTATTCTTGCAACAGTAACAGATAATGCTGATGACTTACAAGAAATGTTAGAGATAACAGGTAATGTTGCAGCAGTTACAGGATTAGATTTTAGAACAGCTTCAGAACAAATACAAAGATCATTTAGTGCTGGTATAGGTGCAGCAGATTTATTTAGAGAAAAAGGTGTTAGAAATATGCTTGGATTCCAAGCTGGTGCAACTGTATCTATCGAAGAAACAGTAAAAGCATTTGAAAAAATATTTGGTAAAGGTGGAAGATTTGGAAGTGCAACTGATGAATTAGCAAATACATTTGAAGGTACTNTATCAATGATTGGAGATAAAATATTTAACTTTAAAAAAGTATTATTAGAAGCTGGATTCTTTGAAGAACTTAAAAATCAATTTGGAGATTTAGATAAATTCTTGGAAAATAATTCTCAAAAGATAGATGAAGTAGCAACAGCAGTTGGTAAAAATTTAGCTAATGCAG